CCCATGAGTAGGCGTCAAGAAAGTTCTGCACAAGCCGTTGGTATTCGCTTTGCAGTGCTGTCATCTCTTGCGTATACTTGAAGTATTGTGTTGTCGGCAGGAGTCGCAAGCCTGTGTCAGACCATGGCATGGTGCAAGCGTAGTGCACGTTACGGGCGTTGGCTGTGAACTTCTGCACCGCATCCAATTCGGCGCAGTCGCCGAGGAGCTTCTTGTGCACGTTGGCCACACCCTTGTCGGCGTTGTTCTGTGACGTGACATCCTGTGATGCCTTCTTGTCGAGCTTGCGCCCTGTCCATGTACCGATGCTGAGTTCGACCAGCATGGCGGCGGAGGAGATGGATGGCACCGTGGTGCCTGTCATTGAGTTTGTCATGGTATTTCCTAGGAAAGATTTGTTAGGGATTCCCTAACGGTTGGGGTTTACCGACAAGGCGAATTCCGAGTCGATGGGTCTATTGTAGCATAGTCTGCTACGTTTGTCAATGTTTTCACACTGTCTGTTAAGTTCTGTCAGGTACCTTCGATACCCAGACGCACTCGTTGATGTGCACCTTGCCCTTGCTGTCCGTGTATGTCTCGCCGCACCCTGCGGCCCACTCCAAGAACATGTACGCAAAGAACAAGATCATCGCCGCGCCGATGAGACCTTGAAGGAGCCAAAGGACTAACGGCTTGATGTAGTGTGTCCAAAGATGTTTCACAGTGTCTTTCCTTTCTGTTGTTCGTTCTCGTAGTCCGCAAACTCTGCATAGGTGTAAGGGAACCTGCCCATGGCCTGTCGGAACAGTACGGCGTTGCAGTCACTGCACCATGCGTTGTATGACTTGCATGGCTTGATATACCGTATGTGGTACATACCCTCATAGTCGTAGCTAAACGGCTTTGTGGCCATGCGCTTGAGGATGAGCCGTTTTCGGTGGCGTTGTTTCACAGTGATGTCCTCGGTTGGTTGATGTGGTTGAGCACCGCAATCCAGAACTTGCGCCCTGCCTCGTGGCTGTCGTATGCAAATGCGTGGTCGGTCGCCCGTTCTGCGGGTGTGTACTTGCTCCTGCCGTACATGCTGAGCATGCGTTCGGCGATTACCTTCGGGTCTTCGTTCATTTCAATTCCTCCCAGCCAAAGGCTGTGACGTTGCTCGGTTGTGACTGTGATGTGTAGGCATACATGTCCTTGGCGCGTTTGGCTGTCAGGCCAACCCACTCGATCGTTGCACCCTCTCGGGTGGTGACATAGAAGCGGAAGCGGTACTTGTTGGGTCGCACCTCGGCTTTGCGCTCGGCCTCCATGATGTCGCGCATGGCGTGAAAGGCTTCGTGTTTCATCACGGCCAGTTGTTGTGCGGCTGTTAGGGAATCCCCTAACATGTCAATGGTGAAGATGTCTTCGGCTTGTTTCATGGTGAGTCCTTAGCGGTGCAAGCCGCCTTTGTTGTTGATGCCCTTGAGGTCGTCAAGGTCGGTGATGAGCATGTAGTTGCTCTTGTGCATGGGCACAATGGTGCGGATAGATGCACGTGCTTTGGCATCACCGCATGGCATACAGATGTTGTAGCCAGCGTTGGCACGTTTGGGTGAATAGGTGTCGTCACAGATACTGCAACGGGGTTTGAGGCGGCGGTTGTGGCCCATGATCAGCGCACCTCAACAGTGTAATTACCCAACTCGATGCAGTTGCGCAGGTAGTCGCTGTGTTGGTTTGACCAGTCAGCGTTGATCTTGGCCAGAGCGTGTGCCTTGGCTTCGCAGGGGGAGAACACACCCTGCACGTGGAATGATGAGAAGTGCCGACCGCCAGCGATGCCGACCTTGATTACTGTCCATTTCATAGTGGTTCCTTTCGGTTATGTTAGGGAATCCCTAACAGCGTTCAGTGGACGAATTCCTACTGAACAGCCTATAGTATAGCACAATACCACACGTTTGTCAATGTTTTCACACTGTCTGTTACTTCTCGATAGTTAGCTTGTTGTTCGTCACGTATACGATTCGACTATGCTCATCGAGTGTGGCGTTGATCTTCTTGGTGTGCCCTTCCCATCGTGGGTGAACATCCTTGGCTTCGAGGTTCTCGATGTGCGTGTTGTATCGGTTGTAGTCCTTGCATGCGATGTATGTGGGGTTGGGGTTCTCGGGGTGGTGGTACGCCCACACGAGTCGGTGCAGGGAATAGCGATGTGCACCGATTCCCCATTGGTATTTGTCAGTGCGCCGAGCCACGAGCGGGGTGGTTGGTTTGGGGATAAGTGCACCTGTCTCTGGGTCGTAGGTGAAGATGGCGCGAATCAGATCGGCGTTGATTGGGGCGGCTTTGGGCATGTGTGGCTCCTTTGGTGATAACTTGTTAGGGAATCCCTAACGTGGTTGATGGAATGGGTAGTGTATAGGCTTGATGTGGCCGAGTCAAGGAACAGTTGCATTGGGTGAACCTTATTGATAATGTGTCAATGTACCTATATTGTAGCTGTGCAAGTGCTTGATTCATATTATCCCAATGCACAAGTTCGATGAGTCGGACGTTTTTGGACACACCCCACCCCTCGCCGAACACGTGGCAACTTTGAAAATTCTTCGGTGCAAAGGCCAGCGGGATGATTTATACCTTCGGACTCTTCTGGAAAAAACGAACATTAGGTAAAAAATAAGATTAGATAAGATATACAAAGATATGATAGGCATTAAATGAAATAGAGTGCAATGTCTCAATACAATCTGACACCCAATGCAACTGTCCATTGGGAAAAGAACATTGCGGAACATTGCATGAACGAATGGATTGGGAAACGAACATTATAACGCTCCATAACATCTCAGCCATTTGATCAAAGCGAACAATACAAACCAGACCAAAACGAACATTAGAACAACCAGACAAAACGAACAATAGAACAAAGTCAAAAACGAACAGTTGTCACTCGCCGCCGCTTTAGGAAACTGGTTTCAATGTTAGGGGGCTCCCTAACAGACCCAAAAAATCAACCTGACTCGGGCGTTGTGTATCACGTGGTAGCTTGTTCTGGTGTGGTGATGAGCCAGTGGCTCACCGGGCGGGGTGCGTAGCGTGTCGTGCCACTCGCCGCCGCTTTAGAAACTGGTATCGTTTGTTAGGGAGTCCCTAACAAGTATTGGAGTGCAGGAATTTTGGACAAAAAAAAGCCCCTCTTTCGAGGGGCTTCGTGGTGCCTAGTTATTAGGCGTTGGCAGGGATTCTTGCCAGTGCTGATTGCAGGTCTTTGATGAAAGACCCGATGTCTTTGATGGTGCTTGCTTCTTTGCCTTGTGCTTGCTTGATCATGTCAGCAAGCACAGTGCGCTTCACGCTCTCCCATGATGCTTTGTCAGCACCTGCACCATCTGAGCCCTCCATCTCTGCCTTAGCCTTAGCCTCACGGCTTGCCAGTGCCTTGCGCAAGTCTTTCGTCTTGCTACCGATTTGCATTTGCCAGTGACGCTTGGTCTCTTTCTGAGCTTCGCTCAGACCCTTGGTGTCTTTCTTCAACAAGGCTTGAATCTGAGCCGTGAAGCCCAAGACAATCGACACCTTCACGCTGTCAAACAAGACAGTGCTCTCGCCCTTCTCAGGTGCCTTGAGCATTGCAGATGTCACACCATCTGCAAACAAGGCATCAATGGCCTTGGTCTTGCTGTTCTCTGCCTCACGTGACTTGCTTGACCATGCGCCGATTGCGTTGATGGTTGCAGTGGAGAGTTTTGCTGTTGCTTTCATATCATCCTCTTTCGAGTTATCACTAGATGCGCCTTACAACAAACGGTCAGCACTTCATCTAATGAGCCTCTACTGTAACTGAGCATGGCATGATTGTCAAGGTAAATGCACGATCTGGCACGATCTGTTAGGGATTCCCTAACAAGCAAAGCCTGAATTGGGCATGGGCCGAACCCACCCGTACGCCACCCCCCGCTGTATGGTTAGGAGTCCCTGTGCCGCTGTAGGTATGCTATTCCAGACGAATACCCCCCACCCCCAAAAAGTGGTAATGCCATAAAAAAGTGAGTTAAGTTTGCGTAGAGACTACCCCCTATCTTGTTTATATGTAACCCACAAAAATTTTTCAGTAGTCACATAGGGGTACCCCCCATAACATCTTTTAGGATACCTACATAGCCCCACCCCCCTGTTTCACGTGGAACACCCCCGGTAGGGAAGTTTGACACCCTAAGAAAATCAGGTACGATCACGCATCGGTCTACATGGACTTGCGCACAATGACACTTGAACTCACGCCAGAATTCGGGGTGGAGATCATCCCAGACATACCATACCTTGATCTGCGAGAGCGGGCCGAGGCGGCTTGCCGTTCCATCCTCTTATTAGAAGAGCATGGACTGGAGGTGCAAGAACCCAACGAGGAAGATGCACAGATTGCGGCTTCGCTCACCACGGCGTACGCCAACAGCCCCCACAACACCAGCAATGCGGTATCCAATGCCCGTGCGTCATCGCTAACACCCGCCTCACTCTTGAATATCCGCTCGTACCTCGACGAATACGGCAGGGCTGTGGTGACCCACGCCCTTGAGGTGCGTCATATGGTGACCAACCGGCTGCTGGAGGAGTCTCAGAACCCTGACCCACGCATCAGAATCCGTGCATTGGAGCTTTTGGGCAAGCACAGCGACGTGGGGCTGTTCACCGACAGGTCAGAAGTGACCATCACCCACCAGTCAACGGACGAATTGAAGGCCAGACTGCGCTCCAAGCTGCAAAGACTCATCCAAAAACCCGATCTGGCCACCGATGCGGTCGAAATTGGGGGTGATGTCATCGACGTGGATGCAGAAATGGGCCTAAACACCCCAAAAACAGCCGCTGAACCGGTTTTTGAACCCGAAAACGAGAGTTTTGATGACTGAAGCGGCCTCCATTGGTGCAGATGACTTCACGGAAGAAGAAATCCGGCTGATGCTGGACAACATCGACGCCTATACGCCCGAGGAACAGGCTGAAATTGAGAAGATTGCAGACACTATAGGTGGCCGCAAGACGGCCAAGGCATGTTTTGACGACCTGATTGAGTTTTGCAAGCACATGCAGCCAGACTACATTGTGGGCAAACACCACCGCAGGCTGGCCAACTTGCTGATGGACATTGCTGCGGGGAACAAAGACCGGGTGTGCGTGAACATGCCACCACGCCACGGTAAGTCGCAGATGGTGTCTATCTATTTTCCAGCTTGGTTCTTGGGGAAGTACCCGAACAAGAAGGTGCTGATGGTCTCGCACACCACAGACCTCGCCGTAGACTTTGGCCGCAAGGTCAGAAACATCATTGACTCAGATGACTACAAACTTGTCTTTCCGAACGTCGGGCTGGCCGCGGACTCTAAGAGCGCGGGGCGCTGGAGCACGAGTGCTGGTGGAGAGTATTTTGCATGTGGTGTCGGTTCTGCTCTGGCTGGCCGTGGGGCTGACTTACTTCTTGTGGACGACCCCCACAACGAGCAGGACATCATCAACGGAAATTTTGACGTGTTTGATAGGGCGTACGAGTGGTTTACATACGGTGCCCGTACTCGTCTTATGCCGGGAGGGCGGGTTGCCATTGTTCAAACACGATGGCACCAGAACGACCTGACTGGGCGTGTCACCACAGACATGCGAATGAACGAGGGCTCAGACCAGTACGAGGTGATTGAGTTCCCGGCCATCGTGGACACTGAGCAGGCGGACGGGACGGTCATCCAGAAGCCGCTGTGGCCAGAGTTCTTCGATATGACGGCGCTGCTGCGAACAAAGGCGTCGATGCCTACGTTCCAGTGGAACGCGCAGTACCAGCAGAACCCGACATCCGAGGAGGCGTCGGTCGTCAAGCGCGAGTGGTGGAAGCTGTGGGAGAAAGAAGACCCACCAACATGTGAGTACGTGATCATGAGC